GATTCGAAATTAGTCGTGTCGGACAGGAGAAGAATTTACCCCAAGCGGACATTATTCTTCCCTCTCCGGACGACGGAGTTGCAACCGTCTCAGGTGGTGCATACGGAACTTATATTAACCAGGACTTTTCATCTAAGAATGAACAAGACCTGATTAAAAAGTACCGTGAAATTTCTATGCACCCAGAATGTGAGGCGGCAATCGATGATATTATTAACGAAGCAATTGTCGCAGATGATGACAAGCAAGTTGATATTATCCTCGATGATGTATCTGTTTCGGATTCTATTAAGAAGAAAATCAGAGAAGAGTTTAAGTTAGTTCTGAGGATGCTTGACTTTAACAAGCGTTCTCATGAACTATTTAAGCGTTGGTACATCGATGGTAGACTTTATTTTCATAAAGTTGTTGATAATAAGAATCCAAAAGGTGGCGTACAGAAACTTAGAATTGTAGACCCTCGGTCTATTAAGTTTGTGCGTGAGATTGAAAAAGATGATAAACAGCAAATCACTAAAGGTATTGCTGGTATCAAAAAGATTAAAGAATATTTCCTTTATACCGAAGGACAAGTAGTTGGTAATATAGCGCAGATGAGGCAAGGTGGTGCAGTAGCACTAACCAAAGACAGTGTATGTTATGTTCCTTCTGGACTAGTAGATTATAATAACAATATTGTCTTAGGGTATCTACACAAAGCAATTAAACCTGTTAATCAACTGCGAATGATGGAAGATGCACTTGTTATCTATCGTATAGCAAGAGCGCCAGAGCGTAGAGTATTCTATGTTGATGTGGGTAATCTTCCAAAAATGAAAGCAGAGCAGTATCTTAAAGATATCATGAATAACTTTAAGAATAAGTTAGTTTATGATGGTGATACTGGAGAAGTCAAAGACGACCGCAAGTTTATGAATATGCTTGAAGACTTCTGGATGCCAAGAAGAGAAGGTGGTAGAGGTACGGAGATTAGCACATTAGGTGGTGGTCAAAACCTCGGCGAGATTGAAGATGTTGAGTACTTTAAGAAGAAGATGTTCTTAGCACTTAATGTACCTCAGTCTAGAATGCAACCTGAGAGTGGTTTCCAGTTGGGTCGTGCTACAGAGATTAACCGTGACGAATTGAAGTTCACTAAGTTCGTTGGTCGCTTGCGTAAGAAGTTTAATGAATTATTTCAAGACTTATTGCGTACACAGTTATTACTTAAAGGTGTAATTACTGAAGAAGACTGGGAACTTATTAAAGAAGATATTCGTTACAATTATGTAAAAGATAATCAGTTTACTGAACTGAAAGAACAAGAAATTCTCAGAGAGCGTCTAGCACTATTGCGTGATGCATCTGACTATGCTGGTCAATATTATAGTGCATTGTGGATTCGTAAGAATATTCTCAAGCAAACAGACGATGATATTGAAGCAATAAATAGTCAAATAGAGGCAGAAGCAGAAGCGGCGCCTGATGACGAACAACAAGACGATGAAGGTGGATTCTAATGGAAAAAATTAACGCTATGATAAATGATATTGCAAAAAAAGATTTTGTAAATGCTGAAGTAAAATTTAATTCAGTAATGAATGATAAAGTTGCTGATGCACTTGCTAACGCAAAGGAGACATTAGCACAAGGTTTATTCAAAGATAAAGAGCAAACTGCAGAGGAATAAGAAATGTCCGCAACATTCACCCAATTAAGACGGACTATCGACCTTGCTGAAAAAGTCAAAGTAGACAGTGGCGAGAAGATAGTAAAGACTGAAAAAGTCGGTCGTAAGAAGAATATCGAAGTCACACTTACTACAAAGAGTGGTAAGTTTTTCGTCTATTTTGATGGCGAAAAATATGCTGGTCAGTATCGTACAGAAAAAGATGCTGAAAAAGTAGTTAAAGATTATCTAAAACTTGTGGGTGAAGAGTTAGAAGAAAATCGTGCAAAGCGTGATGCATTTAAGGCGATGGGTTTACGAAGAGGTAAAGACGCCGCTGATGTTGACAATGATGCAACTGATGACGATAGAAAATCTGCAGATAAGAATATCATGGTACAACTTAGAAAAGTTGTTACAATGAGAGGTATGAAACCTGTCGAGTTTGCTGATGGTAAGAAAGCAAAGATTAACCCTAGAGATGCAGAAAGAATTTTGTCTATCTATGACAAACTAAAACCAGCATCTAAATTACAGTTACAAACAGTACTTGTTAAATCTAAAAGACAGTTCGATGATGCAGTAAAACAACTTGCAAAGTTTGAAGAAGTTGAACTAGACGAAGCAGGTCTTCCTCCACATCTAGCAAAGTTATTTGACAAAGACGGTAACTTCAAAGACCCTAAGAAACAAAAAATCTTCAACAGAATGATGGGCGATGGTATTGGTAAAGAGATTGCTCAGAAGATGGGTCGTATTAAGTTTCGTGTAGATGCTGATAGCGCAAAGAAAACAGTTAAAGTTTATGTTGACAGCAACGATGAGAAAGATGCTCAGAGAGCATTGAAGATGCATCCTGCTTACATTTCTGGTAACATGAGAGTTATCCCAGAAGAAGTTGAACTTGATGAAGCACCAAAGATGAGATATGCTCTTGTTGGAACAGACATGAAAATCTATTCAATGGGTAGTGATGAAAGAGACTTGAGACTAGACAGGCGTTCTCTTGAAAAGAGATTCCCAAATGTTGCACCATTGAAAATGGCAAGACTAAAAACTGCACAAGCAATTGGCGACAAGGTAGATAAGTCACAACTCAAAGAAGAATTAGATTTAACTGAAGAGTCCAAGACTATTGCTAAAATCAGAGATATTGTAAAAACTAAAGGCGCAACTAAAGTTGATGGATTCATGGTTGACACTTTCAGCGCATCCGCTATTATTCAGATTTATGATAAAGTAAATGACGCAAACAAAGCAAAGATGGACAAAATGAAAGTCGATAAACTTGCTGACCTTGCTTTCAAACTAATGAGAAAGATGCGGGAAGAAGTCGAAGTATCTTTAGATGAGATGTTCGATTTAGAAGAAAAATATACAGCAAAGCAATATAAGATGGCGTTTGGTGTTCTAAATGACCCACGATGGAAGGGCGGTAACATGACCCGTATCGTAAACACTATCGAAAAGATTGCAAAAGGATTATCAAAAGATAAAGCAGTAGCAAAAGCAATTCAGTTAACAAACGAAGAAGTTATTTCAGAAGCAGAAACAGAAACAGCATGGGAAGTTGATGTTATGGGTGTAGGTACTATGCTTGTAAAAGGTAAGAACCGCAACGACATTAAACAAATGCTAATTAAAAAGTTTAAGAAAGTTGATGACTTTGAAATCGGTAAAGTACGATTGATGGGTCCTCAAATCAAGATGTGGCATCGTAAGAGAGCAGGCGACAAACCTCAAGATGATGGACAAGAATTAGACGAAAGAGAACTAACACCTGCAGAGTTGAAGAACCGTGAGAAAATCGCAAAGGATTTACCTGATGCGGAATTCAAGAAACGCTATGGAGATAAGTGGATGCAAGTTAAAATGGGCACCGCAACAAACATGGCAAAGGGCGAAAGTTAATTAAATAATTTTTATAAATAATAGTAAGTAAAAAGGGTATAAGCAATGGCAATAGGTCAACAATTTCTAAAAGTCACCAAAACGACAAATGTAGTCAGTGTGACTGGAGGTGCTGGAAGTACGACCATCGATATCGATGGCGCATCCTTTCTGGTGACTAATCAAACTGCTTCTTCTCCAACTGTAGGTATTAAAGAAATTTACTGGTCAGGTGATGTTACTATTGCCAGTGGTACTACAGGAACAGTTAAGTTCGACAGTGGAGACGCAGGTACATCTGGTCATTGGATTCTTCCTGTACTTGAAAACACAGATGCGGATGAAGATATCACGGTTACATTAGGTGCTGGAAGTGGTACATGTGTTCTTGTACTTAAAAAATTAACGGGTTATGCAGGTATCTAATCATGAAACTAATTAGAGAAGAAATTTCAGACGCTAACTTCCTTGTAGAAGAGAAGGGCGGAGAAAAGAAATATTTCATTGAGGGCGTATTCATGCAATCCGACCTCAAGAATAGAAACGGTCGAGTATATCCAAAGGCAGTTATGGAAACTGAAGTCAAAAGATATACGAAAGAAAACATCGACCGTAATCGTGCGTTTGGTGAGTTGGGTCATCCTGATGGTCCGACAATCAATCTTGAAAGAGTATCACACATGATTACAGAACTGAAGATGGATGGTTCTAATGTCATGGGTCGAGCAAAGATTATGGATACTCCATACGGTAAGATTGTTAAGAATTTGATGGATGAAGGCGCTACATTGGGGGTATCTTCTAGAGGCATGGGTTCGCTTAAAGCGGGACGCTCAGGCGCTCAAGAAGTGCAAGGTGATTTTTATCTTGCAACCGCCGCCGACATTGTTGCAGACCCATCTGCACCTGATGCTTTCGTAAGTGGCATCATGGAAGGTAAAGAGTGGGTGTGGGATAATGGCATCATCAAAGAAGTGAATATCGAAAGATATAAACAAGAAATTCAGAAAGCAACTCAGCGTTCATTGAATGAAGCAAAGTTGAGAGCATTTGAAGATTTCTTGTCAAAACTGTAAAACGAATAAATAATAGACAAACATAAGGAGTGTCCAAAATGTCAGTAGAAGACAAAATTAAAGAGTTATTGGAACAGTCTATGGCAGAAGCAACTGCACCTGGCAAGGGTGGCGGTAAAGCAGACGCAATGCAAAAGGTTGACGGCGACAAGGAAGATTTAGGTCCTGCAGTTGTCGAACCAGAAGCAAAGTCTGGTCCTGACGGTTCTAAGAAAGTTAAGAAGGCGTCTGCTCCTGGTGGTGATAAACCAGCAGAACCTATGGCGAAAGTCAAAGAAGAAGCAGAAGAAGACGAAGATTTAGACGAAGTTTCTGAAGGCGAACTTCCACCTGCTCTCGCTAAAGCAATTGCTAAGAAAAAAGCAGAAAAAGGCGAAGATGAGGGTGAAGAGGAAGAAGGCGATGAAGAAGAAAAGTCTGAATCCAAGAAGTCTGTAAAAGAAGCAAAAGTCACTAAGGAAGAGGACGATGAAGAAGAGTCCGATGACGATGATGACGAAGACGAAGACGACATGGAAGAAATGAAGCACGGTAAGAAGATGGTTAAAGCATCTTATAAGTCAGAAGATATTGACTTAGGTGATGATGTTGCCGCTCTTGCTGAAGCAGTTTCACTTGACGAAGAAACTCAAGCAAAAGCAAAGACTATCTTTGAAGCGGCAGTTCTTTCTAAAGTGAACTATCATGTTGCTGAAATCAACGAAGCATTTGAGCAAGCAATCGAAGAAGAGACTGCTAAACTCGCTGAAGATTTGACAGATAAAGTTGATACTTACCTGTCATATGTTGTAGAACAGTGGACTGCTGATAACGAACTCGCAATTGAGCGTGGTCTGAAATCAGAAATCACTGAAGATTTTATTGTTTCTCTGAAGAAAGTTTTCGAAGAGCATTACATTGATGTTCCAGAAGACAAGTATGATGTGATGGCAGAACAGCAAGACAAGATTGCTGAACTTGAGCAAAAACTCAATGAGCAAATCGAAAAGACTGCTGAAACTGCTAAAATCGTCAACGAAGCAAAGAAAGCAATTAAAATCGAGGAATCTGCGAAAGACTTGACCGATACTCAGAAAGAGAAGTTCATGTCATTAGTAGAAGGCGTTGAATTCACTGATGAGGATTCATTCGCTAAAGAACTGGAAACACTCAAAGAGAGTTACTTTCCAAAGGTTGCCAAACCTATCGAAGAGGACGAGGTTGCTGTTGAAGAAATTACAGAAGCAGTCAATCTAACCGGTGAGATGAAAGACTATGTTTCTGCAATCTCCAGAACATTAGGCAAATAAATTATATAAATATTACTTGAAAGTTAAATAACGAGGAGATAATTAACATGTTTTTAACAGAGAACCTTCAATCGAAGTGGGCACCTGTCCTCGACCATCCCGATTTACCAGAAATCGGCGATAGTTATAAGAAGGCAGTAACCACTGTAATCTTGGAAAACCAAGAAAAAGCAATGCGTGAAGAGCGTGGAATGATGCTGAACGAAGCACTTCCTGCTAACCACGCTGATACAATGCCAGATACTGGCGGTATCGCAAAGTTTGACCCAATCCTGATTTCTTTGGTCAGACGCTCTATGCCAAACCTGATTGCATATGATATCTGCGGTGTTCAACCAATGACTGGTCCAACTGGACTTATCTTTGCAATGAAGAGCAACTACTCTTCACAGGGCGGTACAGAAGCACTGTTCAACGAAGCAGACACAGACTTCTCTGGTGTTACACCTGCACACGCTGGTGGTAACCCAGTTGAATCCCCATACACAACTGGTGCTGGTGCCGCTACAGGTACAGGCGAAGCGTTGGGTGATGGTGCTGTATCTATGGGTAACAGCGGTCAGTTCAACGAGATGGCATTCACCATCGAAAAGACTTCAGTAACAGCGAAGACAAGAGCGTTGAAAGCAGAATACACTCTTGAACTTGCTCAGGACCTTAAAGCAATTCATGGTCTTGATGCTGAAACAGAATTAGCAAACATCTTGTCTGCTGAAATTCTTGCTGAAATCAACCGTGAAGTTGTTCGTACTATCTACACTTCTGCTAAGACTGGCGCACAGTCTGGCGCAGTTGCTAACGCTGGTACTTTCGACCTTGATGTTGATTCCAACGGTCGTTGGTCAGTAGAACGCTTCAAGGGACTCTTGTTCCAGATTGAGCGTGATGCTAACACAATCGCACAAGACACTCGCCGTGGTAAGGGTAACTTCATCATCACTTCAAGTGATGTTGCTTCTGCTCTCGCAATGGCAGGCGTTCTTGATTACACTCCTGCTCTGCAGACAAACCTGAATGTTGACGATACTGGCAACACATTCGCTGGTACAATCAACGGTAAGATTAAGGTCTATGTTGACCCATATTCAGCAAACAACTCAGATAGCAATCAGTTCTACTGTGTTGGTTATAAGGGTTCTAACGCTTATGACGCTGGTATGTTCTACTGTCCTTATGTACCTCTGCAGATGGTTCGTGCAGTTGGTGAAAACACTTTCCAACCTAAGATTGGTTTCAAGACCCGTTATGGTCTAGTGTCTAACCCATTCACTTCTATCTCTGCAGACAGCAACGCTTACTACAGAATGGTTACTGTAACCAACTTGATGTAAGATTGCTCCTAAGGGAGAGAAACGAAAAGGGGTCCTTCGGGACCCCTTTTTTATTACCTAGAATTATAACACATTCATGATTTTCTCTATGTTTTTTATCACTTCAATATGATAAATTACTAGTATGCAATTTCGCATATTATTATTAGGAGAAAACACATGTGGACAAAACCTGAATTCACAGAAATGAGATTTGGATTTGAAGTAACAATGTACATAATGAACAAGTAACATTCAGAGGGGACGAAAGTCCCCTTTTTCATTTGGATAAATAGTAGTATGATAAACACAGGATACTACTATGGCGTATGATAAAAATATAACATACACAAACTGGACAGACAGCATTGCGGCGTCAAATCTAAACTTTCTGACACCATCGCAGTTTGTGTTTACTTTGCAGAGACTAGAAGGTGCATCCTTCACTTGTCAGACTGCAAACATACCTAATATTTCAATTACACCTACGATGCAAATGACTAGAGTGAAGGATACTCCCGTTCCTGGAGATACTATCACTTTTGGCGATTTACTCATCACTTTTCTTGTTGATGAAGATATGGTGAACTACAAAGCATTGCAAGATTGGATGGTAAAGATTACTGCTGATATTGACACAGAAGATTATAATAGATATATTAGAAGTCAACCAAATATGCCTACCAGCAATACTGCATCATTACCGCCTATTGCCGCAACCATGACTGATGCAACAATGACTATCACAGATAGTAACAACAACGCAAACATAGAGATACGATTTAAGGATTTGTTTCCTA